AAGTTGTTTTGTGGTGAACCGATCATATTATTTACTCATTAGGGCTTGCGCTAGTTTATGGGGATCTTTCTTTACGCCTTCTGATGCTAGTTTTTTAGCTGTAGCTTGTGATATACCTACTTTTTTAGCAATAGCAGGATTATGCTCTGCGGCTCTAAATAATCCATTCTGGGCCTTTGTATATGGCATCTTTCGGTTCTTTCTGGAGTAATTTGGGTATTTCTTTTTTGGTTGTATCACCATCTCTAATACATTCAGGGCAAGTTGGATAACCGGTATAGTCATAGACATCTCCGCATCCTTCGCATACGCTTATTTTCACTTGGTTTCCTGTTTGATTAATATACATGCTATACAAACTCATTTTTTGTGTTTTGTGTTGCATTTTTGATTGTTTTTGCGATACAAATAAAAAAAGCCCACGTTTTAAGCGGGCTTATGTGAAAGTAATAGATACAATTCTCCCACAACTGCGATTATATCAAAACTGACTATGCTTGTGCATTATATTTTGCCTGTAAATATGATTTTCACTCAAAACACAGGCAAGCTATTTTTGAATGAAAACTAAGCATTTATACGTCTACCACCAATGACTAGCATATTGTCAAACGCAAGCTCTAACTTATACTCGTAAGCAAAAGGTTTTCTAGTTTTGAGAAACCTACAATAAATAGCGTCTTGTTGTTCTTTAGGTAAGCTATGTATGATTGAATCTATTGTATGTACATTCTTTAAGTCTTGTGCTGATACCATATCCTCAAAAGCATCTGCCGTTGATTCTCCCCCTGAACTCATGCCTATGCTTTTCTTTGGGTATCCTAACTTATGGCTATCATGTGACTTCATGTATAAAGCCCAGTCCTCGCATATACATAATAAACGATCCATACTAAGCATTTTTAACCTTTTCTTCTACTAGCCTGGCAAATTGTATCATGCGTTCTATAGTCATAGGTTCGTATCGTGTTGGGAATACTTTGTTGTATATAGCAATAATTTCTTCTGTTGTCATGTTCCTATTTTAACTCCTTCTCCTGCAATGGAACTACCATGAAATGAATCTTGATCTGGGTTAAATCTTAAATTATGTTTAGCATCTTTTTCGTTATAGATTTGTGAGCCTTTTATTTGATCTTCTGTAAACTTTACTTCATGGCCAAATATAGATTGTAATGGATGTGGTTTAGGCTTTAAGTAATATGTAATGTCATTGTATTTATATGATGATAGATGATCTTCGTTTCTAAGTCTGTACATAACCCATTTAATTCTGTTGTAATGTACATTTAGTTTTACAGCCATTTCCTGGCAAGTCATTTTATCCTCGCCTATTGTTTCCATAACTGCGTCTTTGTATTGGTAATAATACTGCTCTGATTGAAATTTCAACTGACATCCTTAACTTTGCAATGCCATTTCTTTTTATCGTCTTGATGCCATCCATGTACATGAATAGTCCATCCAGCTTCACGAACTGCACCTACATATTCACTATTACCAATCTTAGTTACTCTGGCCGACATATTTGTGGCTGTGGTTGTTTGGATAGCTAATACTTCTTTACCCTTTAAAGCTAATATATCTATAAAACCAAATAAATCCTGTCTTATTCTTGCAAATGCGTTCCAATGTTCAACTATTGCAACGGTATAGCCCTGATCTCTTAAAAGTTTAAGACTCAGTTGAGTCGGACTCGTTGCCAAATTGTTCTCCATTAGGTTTAGATATGCCATCTATAAAACGCTTTTCTACTTCACCGGTAGATTTGTTTAACTCATATTCGTAGGCGTGTGGTGATATATCATCACTTCGTTTTTTCTTACCAAATATACGATCAAAGTTTTCTTCAAATTCTTTGGTATTCATTCGTGATTGTAAAAGATCACCTGTGATTGGGTTTTTGTCTGCCATTATTCATCCTCGTTACAACTATTAACAATATAAACACAAGCTGCTTCAAAAGCTACAAAGATTACTGCAAAAGGTAAAAATAATATGCCTATGATACCTACTAAATATTTCATTTTACCCCTAAATGGTTGTTAGTGAATAACCAGCCAATAGTTTTTCTGTGCGCTTCTTCCCATGCTGCTATTCTATCATGTTTATCTAACATCTTGTCATTATCTATCATGTGGTGGCATTGATAACATAAAAAAGCAATACGAAAATCGTGAGACTTACAAGACACCCCTTTGTTGTCTCTTAACTGATTGCTATGTGCGGCCACTACAGTACCATCTTCCATAGAACACATCATACATGGTGCGCCATTAGCTAGTTTGAGTAGTTTAGGGTTTCTATAGTTCACAGATCCCATTCCCATCCCATAGTTTGCGCCCAAATTTCTACCTGGTGTTGATATTCTGACATGGCCTGAGTATCTAGCTTTGTCGTAGACTTTACTAACTCTACAGGCATACCAGCAATTTCTGTTTGGTATCGTAAAAACTTATATCCCATAAGATCATGGATTTTATCTTTTTCAATGCCTAGATGATTGCCAATGCTTGTATACAATTCCCACAATCTAAGATTTTGCTCCAAACTCCTGTTGGCTTTAGCTTCGACCACAGTCACACGCCAATGCTTAGTCCAATCAAGTAATCTTAATTTTGTAGTTAGATTTGCTAGGTTGTCTTTTGTTAAATTCCATTTCAGCACGATCATATCCTTTACTTTTAAATGTTCTGCCATCTTTCATGACAGCTTTGTAATTCATAGTGGGATCAAACTTTAGTACAGCTTTGATAAACTTATTTGCTGAATTATCATCACTCATGGACTTTCCTTGTATCGTAATCCTTTAGGATCAAACCAAAAGTTAAAACTACCTTCCCATTGTGCGTTTCTTTGCTTTTGCACAAAGACCTTGCAATCAGGAATAATTCTAAGTTCTTCTGGTGGTGTTTTTCCTTCTTCAATTAATTTCTCTTTCGCACGATTACGCCATACACATATGATATTGTCGCATAAATTGCGTATGTGACTAGAACCCATAATATCAGTCGCATCAGGTATCTCAGTTTCATCTTTCATTTTCCTTGTATGTGCCACTAAAAATACATGTATGTTTAAATCTCTACATGTTACTGCTATGGAATTAACAAATCTTTTTTGTGCATCTAATGATTCTTCCGATACATCATTTAACTTCATTAAGCTATCTATTACAAATACCGAGCAACCGAGAACGACCGATCCGTAATGTAAACTAGCTATCATGTCTTGAGAACTTGTAACGCCTGTCTGATCGTAAATATATAACTTGTCTGAAGCTCTCTCACAAAACTTTCGTATGTAATCGTCTGTAGGTTCTGCTGATCCCAATGCTTGAGTAATCATACGAGATAATGTTAATACTGGTCGCATTTCTAAAGACGCTATTAAGCACTTACTTCCTTGCTTCATCATAGATAAAATAATTTGCGATAAATACATTGACTTGCCATGTCCTGAAGGCCCTGTAATTATACTATTTTCCGCACCACGAACTCTAAACTTATCTTCTGTTTTTAACCAACCTAAAGACTTACCTGCATGAATTTCCTCGTTGAAGTATCTAACAACATCTTCCGTAAACACAGAAGTGTCCTTGACTTTAAACTCAGATTCTGCATAGCCATCATTGTAAAACTTTTGTACATCTTCCTGGCTTACTGTGAGTTTATCAATGACTTCGCCAATGTTCATACTCCACCTTCCCAAACTTTACGCTTAGGAGCAACATCTGCATTAAATCTTTCCTGACGTAAATATGTAGCTGGCATAGGTATCCATTGTCCGTTATCTTTTTTCCAATCTGTTTCTGACATCATTTTAACATGATTGATAATTTTGTCACCAATTGGTTCAAGATTTTGAGATTGCCATAATTTCATACATCCAGATTTATTTACTTTACGATTACTTGCTGGATACGTTTTCCAAAAATCAAGAAATTTATCTAACATTATTTCTTCTTCTCTTATCTTAATCTTATTCTTCTCTATGTTAGCAGACTGCGAGTAATCCTCTAACCAACCTCTAGTAAATAACTCACCTACTATTTTTTCAATAAAATCAATCGGATAATGTAATCTAAAAGCAATTTCAAAGTTCTCTGGTAACACTCCATCACTCTCTGATCCAAGACACCATAATTCGACTAAAATAGCTTTTTGTTCAAAACTCAACTTGTGAATTTCAATATTATTTATGTAATCCGTACCATAAAATTTGAACCAAGTCATCTTTTTTTGATAGCGTGGGTTTTTCGCATTGTATAGATTAAACTTTTCCCAGTTTTTAATTTTAAGCATTTGTGTTACCCAATGCTTCTGTTATGCAATCATTAATATATTTTAATTCTATTGATGATAATTCAATACCACCATCTGTTAAATGTAGAGCTAAATCTAGCACCACCTCTATCTTTAATAACGCTTCTCTTGCTGATAACATAATATCTCCTAAAATAAACATTCTTCATAAAGTTCTGACATTGGCACAGCTTTTGCTTTAGGTAATACATGGAGCTTACAATCAGGTCTATTCTCAAGAAACCACTTAGCAGATGCCCTATTACTAAAGGCTCTGATTGGTTTGCCATCAAATTCATCTAATATTACAAAGCGTAAGATTTCCATAAGCAAAACACTAGCACAAACAATTACTAGAAGCAAACTAATTTATTTCTAACATTTAGTTAAATAATGCTTGACATGGCTAAATAGCCTATATACAGTCGTATTTGCAACATTTAACCCTTAGGAGAATTATATGAGTATTAAAACAATGATAATATTAGCAATAGCATTTTGGGCTTATGTATGGCTATGTTTACAAATCATGGGTAAATTGGCAGGAGCAATATAATGGAAAGACATTTAGATCCTGATGCTTACTTAGACGAAATGGATCGTCTTGACCAATTAGAAGAAGAAGCTCAACATAAACTAGATCAACAGGAGAAACATGATGACTAAATTTATTGTTTGCTTTATGATTGTGTTTGTAGCATACTTTGCCTGGAGAATTATATGTTAAAGCCTGTATCAGAAATACTTAAACAGTTACAATTAATCAACCAAGATTTAAAAGATCATAACGATAGGATGGATGCTAAATATGGATCAACTGATGTTTTACCAACAAGTGATGCAAGAACTGGAACAAAAAGAATATGCTGCGGCAAATGTAAAGGAGAATGTGAATGAGTAACGGAATCGTAAATATCAAAGGTAAAGAATATAAAACAGTAGCTCTTAGAGTTCAAGAATTTCGTACAGACTTTCCTGGACATAGTTTATTAACTGAAATTGTTAAGATTGATGATGACCAATGTATTATAAAAGCAATGATTGTAAAAGATAATGTAATTATTGCTACAGGCCATGCACAAGAATTTAGAAAGGCATCTCAAATCAATGGTACATCTTATGTGGAAAATTGTGAAACTTCTGCTATCGGTCGTGCTTTGGCTGGGCTTGGTATTGGTGGTACTGAGTTTGCTTCAGCTAATGAAGTGGTCAATGCTATTCACCAACAAACTAACCCAGTTAAAGAAGAAGTATCTGAAACTGAATTAACAGTTGCTAAAAATAAACTTTTAGAAGCTAGTAAAGAAGGCAAGCTTAAAGATGCGTTCTTTGGATTAAAACCAGCAGTTCAAGAGTTACTTCGTGAATATGCTAATGATCTTAAAAAGGCAGCATGAGTCACCTACTAGATAATCGTAGGCATAACATAATAACAGCATCTAATGCTTGGGCTTCTGTCAATGAAAGACAAAAGCTCTGGCGTCAGATGACTATGCGTGAACCACCGTTTGAAGGTAATGAAGCTACAGCTTGGGGTAATTTACATGAGAAGGATGCGTTATCAGCTTTTGAAAAGGAAATGGGTGACTTTTGTATGCCTGGCAATAAACTTATAGTGCATGATAGTTTGCCTATGGGTGCTAGTGCTGATGCTTACTTTAATGATGATCCAGTAGAGCTTAAATGCCCTTTCAGTATGGAATTCTACCCTACTATGCCTGATCGTTATTATTACCAAGTACAAATGCAAATACATTGCACAGGTAGAGATCAAGGATGGTTTAGCGTATGGACACCAAATGGCATTACAGTTGAGTTAGTAAAGAAAGATGATAAATGGCTTGACTGGTATAAACCTTTACTGCTAGAATTCATGGAGTTTGTAGAAACAGATGTAGAACCGACAAGATGGAAACGTAAACCAATTTATACTAAGGAGTAATATATGGCTGAAGGATTTGTACCTAAACCAGGAACTGCGTATTTAAGACCTAACACAAGAAAAACTGAAGATTGGATGGCCGATTATCAAGGTACTTTTATTACACCGGAAGATATCCAACCTAATACAGCTTATTACATTAATATTAATGATAGAGCTGATAAAGGTGATTTAAAGTTTAGTCTTGGTAAGCAAGTGATTCCAAGAACGCAAGAATCTGCTAAGGGTGCAGATGTTGAAAGTGACGGAGATGTTCCTTTTTAAGGAGCATCCCCATCATTTATAACTATTTATTCATGACGTACATTGTAACTTCAAAGCCAAAACGCATTTCTGTAGCTGCTGGTTTAGTCCACATAGTAGATCTCCTTTCTTTTAGATTTATATGTGAATTATACGCTTCTACAGGTTTTGGGGTAACAGTAAAATCATTAAAGGTTTATAATGGATATACAGTCTTTAGAAATGGATATAGTATGCTATGCAAGTGCAGCTTACCACGAAGGATCAACCAAGCATGAACGTATTGCTATTATCAATACTATTCGTAACAGGCTTAATTCTGGTCGTTGGGGTAATTCTGTATGCTCTGTCGTTTATGCTAATGGCCAATTTATTGGGGTTACAGATCCTACGCACGAGCCAGTTGATGAAAAGACGTATTTGGAGACTAAACTTCTTGTTATTGATACGGTTATTTTTCATAAATATGCTAACCCAGTTGCAAATGCTTTATATTTCCATGATGACTCTATGCCGTCAAAAAATAAATGGTATGGCAAACACAAAAAAACAAAAATAGGAAGGATGACATTTTACTAATGGATACAGTCTTAGCTTATCTTTACGAAGAATATGACGTCAAGTCAGGTGACCTTAAAAAGTCTTACTTATGGTCATTTCATCCCAATCAGCTTTCATATCTTAATGATCTAAAAAACACTACGCATCATATTAAAATAACGCCACTTGTAGCAGGTAAAGATGTAGAAGAATACAAAGGCTTATCTAAGTATGATAGTAAAAAACTTGCAGAAGCTCATGGTGGTTTATAATGGCATCATCTTATTCAGTTGCTAGGGAAGAAAAACAAGCTGTAAAAGTAAGAGAATATATAAGAGCCAATCCTACATCAAATTTAAAATCTATTATTCAAGATTGTGGCGTAACACGCTATAGATTAGATTATTTATATAGAACAGGGCAAATTAAGTTACCAATGCCTACACCTTATGGAGAACGTAATGGACTTTTTAGAAAAAGTAGTTGATTGGATTGTTTGGGGTTTAATTATTAGTGGTATTATGTGGTTTGTGTTTGGATGTTATACTTTGATTGATTTATTTTTTATTAGGGGATAAATATGGTTGATATGGTAAACAAGCCACCTCACTATACTGTGGGCGGCATTGAAAGCATAGATGTAATTGAAGCAAAATTAACTTACGAGCAATTTGAAGGTTATCTTATGGGAAGTAAAATGGCCTATGATTTGAGATACCCATTTAAAGGTAGTTATGAATTAGATTTGCAAAAGTCTGATTTTTATAAACAAAAGTTATTAGAGCATAGAAGAAAAAATGCACCTGAAGCTATTAATCCACCAGAAATTGATGCTCAGTTACAACGCATTGAAATGATAGATGACTGATCCTTTTAGGATCATAGAACCCACCGTTATTAGCTTTAGCGGTGGTCGTACTTCTGCGTATATGCTTTGGCGTATATTGCAATCAAATAATGGTTTACCTTCAGATGCTATAGTATGTTTTGCTAATACAGGCAAAGAAGAAGAAGAAACGCTTGAGTTTGTCAGAGATTGTGAAACAAATTGGAATGTTCCTATTCATTGGGTTGAATACCAATGGGATGAAGATTCAAAGTCAAGATTTAAAAAAGTAGATTTTAATACTGCAAGTCGTAATGGTGAGCCTTTTATGGCAATGATCCATGAATCCACAGGTTATTTACCCAATCCAGTTGCTAGAATATGCACCGTAACATTAAAGATTCGTACTATTGACAAATATTTAAAGTCATTAGGATGGAAACATAATGAAAATATGGATTGGATAGGTATTAGAGCAGATGAAATGCGTAGAGCTGCAAAGATAGCTCGTGAAAGAACTCCATTAGTAACAGCAAAAGTAACCAAGCAAATTGTAGGTCAATTTTGGAAAGAACAATCCTTTGATCTTCAATTGCCAAACAATAATGGTGTGACTATGCACGGTAATTGTGATTTATGCTTTTTAAAGCCAGCACATCAGATTATGAGCTTAATACAAGAAAAGCCATCTAGGGCTATATGGTGGATAGATGCTGAGAAGTCTGTCCAGACTTCTAACAAAACTTTTGGTGATGGTGGCAGGTTTAGAAAAGATCGCCCAAGCTATCAGCAAATGTATGATTACGCTTTAAATCAATCTGATATGTTTGATAAAACTGAAGAAGCGATCCCTTGCTTTTGTGGAGATTAAGTACCTAGATTTGGTAATTATTACACGTTTAGTAGAAAGCCAAAAAATACTAAACTTATTACATCCTCTAACGTAGGCTTAACGGTACTCAAAACGAACATAAAGGGCTGTTTAAGCCCTTTTCTTTTATTTAGTGAATGGTATCATCATCTTGATTAAGTTCAGCGTATATAGATAGTTCTTCGCCACTTATTTCTATGTATGATGAATCTGACAGCTCTAAAA